ATCAATATCAATCACCATCCCAGACTTCTCCTTCAGCTTCTGTAGCTGCTCCTTCGCCTGCATCTGACGCTCAATGCGTCTCTTCTTTCTGTTCTTATCTGATGATGATAGTGGATCAACAGCCTCCAGATTTGGGTAGGGATCCCTGGAGAGAATCTTATTCACCACCACTCGAACAAACTTAGGCAGAATAGGAACTGGGGTGTAATCCAGATTCATTAAGCTACCATCCCCATCATTCGGGTCGAGGGATCTCAGAAGCTTCTTATATATGCCCGTGTCCTGTACACCATTAGCGTAATCTCTATTCTTCTCAAATTTAGAGGCCCTCTTCCCGAATAAAGAATTAGCCTCGGTAGCTTTTCCCCACTGAGACTCTATTGCTTTAGCATACTGCAACCCGTACTCCTTGCTCTCCTTCTTGGACACATCCGCCAAGGGGTCTGGGAAAGAAGTACCTTTCTTCTTAGTATTAATATTATCCATGGAAATATTTGCAGTCTACGCGTATTTTGCAAATATAGGAAATCCGCGCTAGACCTTATATCTCCTGAAAAACCGCTTCTCAGAGAAGTCCGCAATTGGTTTTTCTTTTTTATACTTCTGTGCCGCAAGCAGTGCCAAACCAGAACTAATGGTTAAGTCAAACTTTGTTCGCTTATCAATCTTATACCCAATCCAATCCTCAAGGGTTCGGTTAAAGTACATGCTCCCCATCTCACCAGTTTCTAGATTAACCCCCACATGCTCATGTATGTAAGCCTCAATCGCATGGGCATGTGATTGAATAACATCCTGAGAGTTTGATGGTATGCCCTTGGTTCTTACGTTGGAGGTGCTGGATGACTTCAAGTGTTCTGGTCTATCCATTAAGTACCCATCATAACCCCTTGATTCAAAGTACCTTGCGATGCCATACTTGTTGTTCTCTATAAGCAATGGGTAGCCATAATAGAAGGCGCACATGAGCACATCCTCATAGAATATGCTGGCTAAGTCAGGGCGTGATGCATACTCAACCACGAACATATTAGCTGGGGCATCCATACTGAACTTATTGTACATATGTAGCGCCCCCTTGGATCCTCTACCATCAACAGTTACATCCAGGTCATAGGAGTCAACCCCACCCACCCCAATGTGCTTATTTGGTGGTATCTTCTTACCCCTCTCCTCAGCCTTTTTATTTGCCAGATGATCTGGTGGTAGCCAGGCCACATGGAACCTACCATTTGGGTCTGGCGAGAACACCACCTCCTCATCCCTTCGCTTCCATATGAAGTTACCCCTAACAACTGGATTGGGGTAGAGGTCATCATTGCTCTCAATTTGCTGGTATATCTTCCCGATATTAAAGAGAGCCCCATCAATACTATCCCTGAAGGCCTCATCCTCCGTGAATGGGAATTGACGAATAATCTCATTAAGCTCCGATGGGTCATCCTTGAATGACTTACGCTCATTCTTCAAGTAGGTCTTACTACCCTGATCAATTGGCAAACCATCAACACCATCCAGGACTTTATCTGGGTCATCAACAACGGGGTTCCCGTACTTATCGAAGAATCCCTCCAGGGCATCATAAGCTGGTATGAATATTCTGTACAGGCCTGATCGTGTCCTGCCATTATTATTCCTCTCATTAGGGTCTGAATCGGCCCACAGGGCCCTGTACTCCTCACCCCCCTTATCCATGGGATTTACCGTACTACCAACCATAGCCTTGCCCACGATGCGCTTACCCACAATGAGGCAGGTTCTTTCAATCCTCCACGCCTCCCTTATGTCCGACGGCCTCTCCCACTTACCCGCCTCATCAAGGTATAGCATGTGTAGCTTCTCCCCATCATATGCGTTATTAGTAGTGTTCTTCCAGTTGATCACTGTGTTCAGTGCATCCCCCTTATTCGATGTCTTGTTCTTCTTTGTGATTCGTTTCGATGGCTCACGAAATGCAAGCTCCATTCTTGGATTCGTAGTACCATCCTGAATGGGCTTGAAGAAGAAGGGGTAGCCGCGAAATATCGCGACTGTTTTCTTCATGAAAATGTTCTCCTGCGCGTCCTTACCAGTCTTTGACTGAATGCCGAGAAGCTTCTCCTTAACCTGACTAGCCTCGTCAACAAGGACAGAAGAGCATATATTAGTGTAGCCAGAACGACGACACTTAGTATAAAGTTGACCGAAACAACGAGGATCAGCTTCGCACGCAGCCATGTGGAGAAAGATTTCTTTCTGGAAAGCAAGGTATGATGGATATCCGATATCAATTTTAGACCATTGTAGAAACATATAGTGTCGCCCTGTAATATACGTAGGGACCCCATTATTGTAAAACCAAACACCGTCACGCCTACGCTGAAACTCCTGTTCGATGTAAGAATGAAACTTCTTCCGAAACTCGGCAGGTTTTTCGAGCCACTCATCCATACTGCGTATGCGCTGCAATTCCTCTGGCATAGGTATGCGTTGCCACAGCTGCATTGCCTTTGGTAGGTCATGGAAGAGAATCTGCGATCGGGGTGGTTTCTTTGGAAGTACCAGGAGTAACCCGTGGAGCTCGATAATCTCTCCCTCTGTACCGTTAGGGTCGATCTTAATCCCTTTAGTTTCATAGCCTTTTACATCAATTAAATTCATTCTGTAAAAATACTTCGGCTTTTTTTATAGCTGATGCTATGACTTGATGCATATCGTAGTACTTGTATTCAGCCAGACGACCACCAAATATTACGTTCTCTTCTTTGTCAGCTAAAGACTTGTATTTTTTGTACCTGTCTGAACTCTCCTCGTCATAGCAGGGGTAGAAAGGCTCTTCTCCTCTAGTGTATTTTTTAGGGAATTCCTTGCTGACAACTGTTCTTTTTTGCCCCTTGGGGTTAAACCATTTGTGCTCAATAGACCTAGTGTAAGGGGTTTTCTCATCTGTAAAATTCATAACCGCACACCCTTGATAATTATCAGATTCAACCACCTGGGTATCCCACCTTAAGGACCTGTAGTTTAAATCTCCGTAACAATAATTAAAGTACCTGTCTATTGGACCAGTATACACTATGGTTTTGGCTAGGGCGTCATATCGATGCTTTTCTTCAAAATAATCTGAATTAAGCTGTACGGTTATTCTTTCGTGATCTAATATCCGCTCAAACATTTTAGTGTATCCGTCGGAAGGAATGCCCTGATACTTATCATTGAAATAATTGTTGTCCCACTCAAACCTAAGGGGGAGTCTTTTGATGATGCTCTTTGGAAGTTCTTTAGGATCCACACCCCATTGCTTCTTTGTGTAGCCCTTTACCAGTTTATCGTACAAGTCCTTACCTATCATTGACAAAGCCTGCTCCTCTAGGTTTGAGGGGGCACCATTAAATGACTGCTCATTTATTTTCCTTTTTGCTTCATCCTCGGTTGTAACTCCCCACATCTTGTTAAATGTCCACATGTTAAAAGGGAGGGAGTACACTTCTCCGCTGTTATTTGCAACTGGAGAAAACACAAACTGATTGAAATCAGAAAACCTATTTACCCAGCCCCAAACCTTTTCGTTGTTTGTGTGAAATATATGGGGCCCATATATATGCACATCAATACCTTCTGTTTTTTCTGAGTAGCAGTTACCCCCTATGTGCCCTCTTTTTTCTATGATCAAACAGGAATATCCTTGATCGGCTACAACCCTTCCAAAAACAGAGCCAAATAACCCAGACCCAACTATTAAAAAGTCATAAGGTTGTGACCCATTCAGACCTTGTCCCATTGTTAGCTTTGTTTTTCTTTATTCCAGCCTGCCTGTAATACTCTATAAATCTTTTTGTTCCATTACCATAAACATCCTCAAGTCCCATTGGCGTGAATCCATCGCATATGCTGGGCATGTGCGATATGAACAAATCCTCCATCTTAACACAATCTCCCTTTGATATATTCCGTATTTGATTTATTTTTTCTTTAGCGAGGCTAAAAGAATCAGAATCATAGCTTCCCATGCTCATGCTAGGAAACCTGTTAATTTTTTTACCAGTCTCT